ATCTTGAATATTTTTAAGATCTTCGGGTGTAGCATCAGAGTTAGACTCAAGCAAGTCATTTCTTAAATCATTAACCAGCTTATCCATCTCAGAATTTAATTGCTTTAATTTGATTGGATTGGTCTGAATTGTATTTGAAAATGCTGGTGCTAAACTAAATACAAGTTTTGCCTGTATCATATTTAAATCGTGTGCACAAACTGTTTCAATAGGTTCGCCTTGTAAAATTCTATTGGTAGCTATAATCTTAGGAAAACCTTCGACTGGGTCAAGCTGTATTTTAACTTTATTTGTAATTCCAATATTAAACATAGTCTTTATCTTGTTTTGCTCTTTCCTGTATTTCAAAGAATTTTGTAATAAGATCCTTTTTCATAAGTGGAGTGTATTGTTTTGAATTTAAGTAAGTTTTAAAAATTTCAAACGCATCAAACTTATCTGAACTTGATAGGTCTAACAAAATATCAGCCGGCTTAGCTTCGGATGAATCACTACTTGTATAGGTAAAAAATTCAATTTTTCTATATTTTATCTGCTCTAATACAGCTAAGAACTGACTAAGCGGAATTTTATTAGATAGATTAATCTCAATCATAACATCAACAAAATTATTGGTTAATAATCCTTTTAGCTGATCAATATTCATATCTAATAACTCGCATATATCGTATTTGACATAATTTGGCGATGTTAGGTTTTCAATAAAGGTTTCTGCATAATTGTTTTTAGCATCTATTATGTAGTACCCCTTAGCGTTCCCTCGATCACCACGGTCCATCTGGTAGGGCGTTCCGGTATACAATATATTATCTTGTTCTTGTCTGTGATGGATGTGGCCAGAGTAAACCCTGTTATACTGGGATAGGGCGGTAATTTCTAATCCATGTTCAACCTTGGTCCATCTATTAAATTTAAGACCCTTGATATCTGCATGACATACAATACGATTACACATACCTGCATAGTCTGCAACATGGCCGCCTAGAGTTTTAGTATCTTCAACCCAAGGTAGCATTAGCCAATTCTCAGTTTCGTTAATTGTTAAAATCTCTGGGCTCTCAAATACATGGATATTTTCAGCAAGGTGTTTTAGGTGGCGAACTGAGTTGACTTGATTTGAATCTTTATAATAGACATCGTGATTACCTAATATAATAAAGACGCCTCTTTTAAATATTTTAGCTAGATTTTCAAAAATTTCCATTGAATCATTTTGAATTCTAACATTAATCGATTCTCTAGAATGAAAAATATCGCCCTCTAAAATAAGAATATCTGTTTCTGGATTAAATCCGTTTTCAGCTGCAGTTTTTGGTAAAACTTCCAATAAAAATTCTTTTTGAATATCTGCCCACTCTACAGAATTGTTTCTAATTCCAAGATGGAGATCACCTACTAAAAAGATTTTGTCTATATTGTTTAACTTCATTAAAATAACTTTTTAAATCGAACCTTACCGTCTAGTATTCCAAATTTATTATTAAGTTCCAATAAAAGAACCTCTTTATGTTCGTATTCCATTGATTCAAATAGTCTTTTAAAATCTAGTTGAGAAATCATTGACACAAAATCTAATACATCAATAGGTCCAATAAATGTTGTTTTTCTATTAGTTCTAACCAGTTCGCATAGTCTAGCAAACGCTAGATTTAATTCAGGTTTAGTAAATTTGCGACCCTGTGAAGATATTTCCATTAAGCCAACCATAACTTCATCGGCTAGTGCAATATTATTTAGGTCTCGTTCGATAATCATCTTATCAGTATATCGATCAAATGACGCTGCATCCAGTAGATGACTATCAGTATGACTTGGATCTAACCTAATTCCATTGTTTTGATAAATTTCATCGCTACCACCATCTCCACTATTCCAAGAGTTATTAAAGATTTTATCTTCTCTCTTTAATTTTAAGTGTTGTTGATACCTTGCTTCATCACCATCATCAATTTCAGAGTCGTCAGCTGAATCAATTTCTTCAAAATCGTCGTGACTAGTGACTTCACTATCTTCTCCATCTAAGGCTGACCAATTGTCGCCTTCGTTTGTAAATAGTTCTTCCTCTTTAACTTTTTTCTTCCACATAACTTATTGTAGTTTTTTTATAAATTTTCTAAAATGTCGCTATGTTCTCCAAACTGCTTGATGGTAGGCGCAATGGTTAACTGCGGTTTAGGCTGGACATTTGCATACTGTAGACGTAGATCATCTTCGATTGCAGAAATATCATCGTCATCTGAGTAGTATTCGCTAGCTGGATCAGTTTCTTCGACAAGTCTAGAGAAATCGTAATTCATTCGATACATTTTAAAGCTTTCCGTATAGCCTTCATCACGGTTAGCAATAACCTTAATTTTAATTCGTTTTTCCATTGGACCTCGCATCAATCCATAAAGAGAATCAACTGTATGGACAAGACCAAATGATTCTGCAATATCTGACATTCCAATATTTTGATCATCTACCGCATCACGTTTAATTTGAGTTGCAGTAATAATAGTCCATTCATTTCGTTGAGCAACTGCTCTTAGTTCTTCAGAAATTACTTTGATTTTCTCGTAAGTATTTCCCTGCTCACGCATAGGTCTCATTAAATTAATATAGTCAACTATTATAATTTGCATGTGTTGACCTGTACTTTCCTGTACCTTTAGGAAATAATTCTCAATATCAACAGCGGTTGCACTACCTGTTGCAAACTCTTTAATCCAAAGTTCTCCAGGATTGGAGCCGCTCTGTTTAAATTGTTCGATTTTAGCCTCAATTAATTGAGTGCGATCTGCTGAAGTAATATCATTATAGTGATTAGATTGAATATTTAAGATATTCGAACCTAGTCGTTTCATATATTTAGTATCGGATAATTCTAGTGTTGCAACTCCAGTTTGACAACCTGTCATAAATGCACGAGCTGCAATATTAGAAAGAACCATGGATTTACCAACTTTAGGTCTACCTTGGAAAACAACTAGGGTTTTAGGGTTCCAGCCGCCGCCCTGCGTTTTATCAAGAAACGGAAAGCCAGTTGGAGTACCTATTTTAGAAACTTGAACGTGATCTACTGCATTAAAAAAGTTTAGACCAGATTCAGCATTACTAAAAGAAACATTTAGGTTTGTATTTAGCTTAGTCCTAACTTGATCTGTAATAATATTAACATTCTCTGGACTAATTTCAGTAGTCTTTAAAAATGATAAAATATCAATAATTGAAGAGTTAAGATTCTTAATTAAAATAAACGACTTTGTATATTTAGTTAAGAATTCATAATTGTATTCTCCTAAGTTTACACTCAATAGAGTATCAAAATGCTCGTCAGATATTTCATAACTAGCTAGGTTAAGTAGTTGACGAATTTCTGTTTTAGACGGAACTTTATGATATTCTTTATAATAGTTTTTTACTACTTTAAAGATATTACCAAGATCATCATTATTGAAGTATTGGGTCTTCATTTTAGGAATTACTTCCCGTATATCAAGAGCCTCCACATTCTTTGGGCGAATTAGTGTTTCGTTATTATCATCCATTAGAATGAAGTTAAGAATAACTTTCTCCAGTAACTCAATATTTTCTTTAAAGTCTATCATATTTTTTAGTTATACAGTTCGTTAAATACTGCTTTATTAATATACAAAAATTCTCCTCTTTTAATCAGAGTTTCTGCATCCATTAATTTTTTAATTACAATTCGTAGTTTATCTTTGAAACCTGGAGTTACCTCGTTTTCATTAAATACATACTTAAGGGTTTTTGCTGAAAATTTCAAATCAGCTGGATTGAAGTTTTTATCCTTTATTTCACAAACCTTAATAATATATTGAATAATATCAACCATAAAATCAGTTTCGGTTGGATATGACGGAAGTACTCTGTGTAAACCTAACTCATATTTAATTGGAAGCTCCGACTTAAGTTTAAAACTAATCTTCGGCTCCATCTAAATCTGTAATTTCTGTTAGTTCATCAGTTTCCATATCGACAATACCGTCTTGAGTTTCAGGGAATTTAAAGGTTGGCTTAATAATGTTTTCATCAAGTTCATGTAGAACCTCATTTGTAAAAAGCCTAGCTGAGAAAAATTCTTTAACTGGAACGGCATCTCCATTGTGTCTTACAATATAAGTTTTTCCAAGTTTTTTAGGATAAAAATAGACAGCCTCTCCATTTAATTCAAATGGTGAAACAATTTCTTGCTCCTCTGGCTTCATCTTATCAAACTCTTTTTGAGTTATAATTACGCCTCTGCCAACTCCACAGTTTTCCCAATTTACATATTGTTCTAATCCAACAAATGGATTCATACCTTTATGAAAAGAGATATGGAATTCAATATCAAGCGGACGGGCTAAACGATTCTTTTTGGTTTTACTGCGAACAATAATTCCAGTTGTAGTTTTGTTTTCGTCACGAAGTGTTCCTTTACTTAGCATTAAAATAATTGAAGCTGAAAACTCTGGACCACCGCCGCCTGACATACCCTTTGGCGTATACTGATCCATTGACGCATAGGTGTGATTTGTAAAAATAAATGGAACTTTATGATTTGAAAGATCTAGAGTTAGAGACTTAAATAGTGATCGCATCTCCTTTGCACGAAGACCCATATCTGAAGCATTTTTACCTGCATCCATATCTCGTTTGCTCTTGTCTGTGTCTAACATTCCAACTGAGTCAACAAATAGCGCGATTTTAAGACCTGGA